AATATTATTATGTCTGTTTCTTTAATGGATAAATATTTTGGTCCTTTGCCCAGAGAATATTGTGTTTACTTTTATGCCTTATCAATAGCGTGTGGAATAATATTTGTAACAACTATTTTGTCAATAACTTATTTTATGGTAAATCATATTAAACAGGTTAATGCCATGTTTATAGTCAATTCTTCTTTAATTTTGTTAAATACATTTTTAGCATACTTAGCAAATCGTTTACTTCATACAATGTGTGTTAAAAGTATTTAAATGTTCGGTTCTTTAAATATAAATAAATTATTATAATATATTTATATAAATGGAAAACATAAACTTAACCTCCAATCTTCTTAATTTTACATTGGAAAATATGGGCACAGGCGCAAGTTTTATAATTGCGTTATCTAGTAAAGATTTAATTTATTCATTTGTAAATGATATAATACTGCCATTAATAAATAATTATTTATTAATTGTAAAAAATGATAAACCAAATTTTAAAAATTTATTTATAAATCTAATAACTTGGATATTAGTTCTTATTAATACATTTGTATTTTATACTCTATTATTCAAATTAGATAAAAATGAATCAGATAAAAATGAATCAGATAAAAAAGAGTCAGATAAAAAAGAATATAATAAAAAGAAATATTAATTATTTAGGAGTTTTATGATTCTTCTTTAGGGGTTTCTTTTGATTTTTCAAATGTTGTGTTGATAGGTTTTAAAAACATATCACGAGTAACAATATCGTTAACATAACTGGTTTGTAAAAAAGGATTAAATCCTCTTTGGACAATCATTTCTCTATCTGCTATTTTTGTATCCAAATCTTCGCGTTTGGAACCACTTGCGTTTTGATTTCTAGAAAACATTGAGTTTGTTACAGAATCTTTATTAAAAAAAGATTCATCTTCTAAAGATTGGTTTATAGCGTTTGTTTGTGAATCATATGATTGATCTTCAACTTTTTTTTCTGGTTTAGCACTTTTATAATAAGTTTCCCCAGTACTCCATTTCCATTCATTGTACATTATTATAATGATTATTAAAATAATGTAGTGTTAAACTTAAATATTATTTATTAACTCCCTCTTTAATAATAACCATATTTTTTGTAAACATAAAAGCATCTTTGTTAGTTCTTCTTCTTTTTAAATTACATTCTAAACATGCTATAACTAAATTATTGTTATTATGCCCAATATCATTATTAATTCTATCAAGAGACCATTGTTTTAATTCTCTAACGCGTTCATAAAGAATATAAACTTCATTAGAACAATAACAACATTTCATATTTGATTTTTTCAACAAATCAATCGTCTCTTCAAAACTAACAAATTCTTCTTCATTTAAAATTTTCTTCAATATATCTTGTTGTTTATAACAATATAATTTTGTTTTTATATGAGATATCATTTTTAAAATATATTTATTATTATTTTCATTATTTATAAAATTCTCAGACATTAACATAATAATTTGTGTTTGATGAGATAATTCTTCTTCACTTAACCCCCAAGTTTTTGTTTCTACTCTCATTTTTTTTTCCTTTTCATAATTTATTTTTTTTGTGTATTTATTATTTTGTGGTTCTTCTAATATTATTTTTTTAATATTTGAATTGTCATTATTTTTCATTACTATTAGTATATATTATTATAATAATTTATAATAAAATCAATATAAACATAATTGTATTATACATAGTTTAAATATTATTATTATATAAAACTAAGTTAAAATCTATTTTACAATATAATGTATAAATGAACAAACTTGTCCAATCAACCAATTGTGATAGTAATGAGTTAAAACCAGTTAAATGTAAATCAATCTTTTTTACGAGTTTACAAAATGAATTTTCTCGGTCTGAAAGTAAATCATCGATTGATTTAGAAAATTTAGATAAATTTCTTGAAAATGAAAAAATCACAAACTCAAATGAACCTTGGAGTAAATTAGATAAAACTGCTAAAATAAGAAAATTAACATTATTCGCAGATAACTATAAAGGGGTGAATGAGTTAACTGATATAGAATATGATAGACTTATATCTTTTTTTAAAGAATGCTTAGATAAAAAAAAATTACAACGTGTTAAAGATGTAAATTATAATAAGGATACTGGTGAAATAAAAAATATACCTGCTTTATTTTTTAATAAATCATTAACCCATTTTACACTTAAAAATATAGACAAAAGAGTTTCTACTTTAAAAGGACTCACTCCAAAGAAAAAACAAGGGACTGCCAAAAATATTAAAACTATAGATGATTCTGAGTCTGATAAAGATGACTAATCTAATATTATTATACTATTATTAGTTATAATAGACAATTAATAATTAATAATAAAATAGCATAAAAATAAAATGATATATTATAAATATGTTTGAACTAATTGATATTACCGATAAAATTATACCGGAAACAGAATTTCAATACTTTAACGATGACGAATTTTTGGAATTATATGAAACTTGTTTATATTTAATGGAAGAATTTATTCAAGACTGTCCTACTTTTGTCTCTGAACCTGATTTTGAAGATATATTTGACGAAAATATTCAAGAATTGATGTATTCACAATTTGAATTTGATGTATTTTATACAGAAGATGCTGAAGATGAAATGAATGATATTATTGAATATGCCAAAGATGAATTTTTTAAAAATTATATGCCTCCACGTTCTTATTCTAATACAATTATTTTAGAAGACCCACATAATAATTATATTACACAACAAATAAATGTTCTTAGAAATAAACCTCAACCAATTCAAAGAACCAAAGAATGGTATGAGTTTCGACATAATTTAATTACAGCTTCAAATGCGTATAAAGCATTTGAAAACCAAAAAGTAAAAAATCAACTTATTTATGAAAAATGTAAACCATTAGATCCAAGTTTATATAAAGAAGAAGAAATAAAAGAAGTTATAATGGTAAATACTAACACGACACTTCATTGGGGACAGAAATATGAACCACTTTCAGTCAAAATTTATGAACATATTTACGATACAAAAATAGAAGATTTTGGATGTATTCAACACAAAAATTATTTATTTATTGGAGCATCCCCAGATGGAATTAATATTGACCCACATTCAAAACGTTATGGTCGCATGTTGGAAATTAAAAATATTGTTAATCGAGAAATAGATGGAATACCTAAAAAAGAATATTGGGTTCAAATGCAACTTCAAATGGAAGTTTGTGAATTAGATGAATGTGACTTTTTAGAAACAAAATTTACAGAATATCCAGATTATACATCATTTTTATGTGATACTCAAAATGAAGACAATATATGTTTATCAAAAGACAACTTTATGAAAGGACTAATAATTTACTTTCATACAAAAGAAGGTAAACCATTTTATGTGCATAAACCACTAGATATGATTAATTCTTTAACCTTGTGGGAAGAAAATATGGTAGATTATTATCAGGGCAATCCTAAATTTAATTATATATATATGAAAACACATTATTGGAAATTAGAAAAATTAAGTTGTGTGTTAGTTTGTAGAAATCAACAATGGTTTAAGGATAATGTTAAAGAATTAGAAGATATTTGGAACACTATTACAAAAGAAAGAGTTACTGGTTATCAGCATCGCGAACCTACTCGCAAACAAAAAAAAATTAATAATAATAATGTAGATAAACCATCTGAAGGTTGTTTGTTACATTTTAATAAAGAAACGTGTAAAATAAATGTTATAAAAAAACAAACACAAGATATTGAGTTTGATATTGATAATTTTTAAAAATATTATAAAATTTCTATTGTTAAATATTACCTGAATAATGATATAATATTTTTGTATTATTTTATAGAGCAATAGGTAAATCATCCCTAATGAAAGTAGCTTCACCATTTCTATTCCAACTAACAACCATTGTAATTATCTCTACACCTGCTTCTACTGCTTGTTTAAACGCATCTCTATATTCTGGGTCAATAACAGATGGTTGAAATCTATCAGCATCCGTTCGTTGTATAACATAACACATTATACAACGAATTTTTTTTTCTTTTTTTATCAATGTTTCTTTTTTTATCAATGTTAATTCTCTAATATGTTTTAATGCTCTTGGACTAACAGGTTCAGAAGGTTTCTTGTTATAATTGTAAGGAAAATAGGATACTTTTGAATTAAAGTCTCTATCATTAAAATTCATTTTAGTCCTCTCTTTAAAAGTAACGTTTTCATAGTCTGCTAATGGCACATTTTTTACTTCCATTATAAATGGAATACAATTTTGATCTATACCAGTAAAATCAAAACGTGAATCTATTTTATCTTTAACATAAATAGCAGTTTCTCTTCTATATCTTTTAATATTTTGTAATTTCGTCAGTAAGTTTGCGTTCAAAGCTGCTTCGGTTAATGTTTCTGCCAACTTTGGATGGATTCCAATAATTTGTTCATATTCTCTCTCTCTTAATACTGATAAGTATACAGTATGCGTACATTTCATATTTGCCTTATTTTTTGGTTTTGATTTTGAATTTGGACTTAGAGATATTAAAACAGACGCATTTACGTCAGCAAGTCCACAACAACCTAATGAAGCAGTATGACCTAATACTTCTTCATCATTGCATAAAATATCAGCAACATATGGAGTTTTGATATATTTTGAAGGGCGTTTAATAACTTGTCCTTCAATAAGATTATCTAATTTTATTAAAACTTGCATTCTTTTGATACTTACAATAAGTATTGTAATTTTTAATTCAATTTTTTATTTTTATAAAGTATATGGTTCAGTTATAAAATAACCAACTCTTAAACCTTGTTGTACTGGGGGTAATGGCAAAGTAATATTTGTTTTAGTATCTTTTTTATTTTTATATAAGGCACCACAAAAATCCGCAGGTGAACAAGTTCCGTTATCTGGATTATCATAATATTTCAAATTGTTAGTTACCTGTTTATATGAACCTAATTTAAATACAGGATAATGCCACCATATTTGATTATAATTATTGTTTGAAGTGTCATTTTTATTTATTAGAGGATAATCATTTAATATTGCTTGGTTAACAGATTTTGGAAAAGTTCCAGGCGTTGATAAATCATATAACCCACTAAATCCTTCAATATTTTTTTTAAAGGCTAATATAAGTATTAAAAA